AACCTTAAATCAAATTTATAGACTACAGTAATATGTCGCATGAGACAAATATATTTCAAGTTAGTTAGAATTAGTAACCATGTTAAAAACTATTTAGGTTGTTGAAAACGTAGCACTGTGATATACACCCAAAAAGGTAGCCATACAAGGCCTGTAAAAGCCACACCCACATAAGCGTACCAATGGTAAGAAGATAAGTGTCTCTGATGCTTGTAAATGTTTAGGCTCAGTATTCCAAAGTGTAGGATGAAGCCGATAATGTAAATGGTTAATAGTGTCATATCTTTTTTCTTTTTGCTTTACGTTTCTTTATGCGTTCAGGAGTAACCTCTACTTGCGTTAATTCAGTTAATGCAGCCTTCTGCAAATCTTCTACTAATGATCTCTCTAATCTATCTAACAGCTCATTCATGCAGGGAGTGCAAGTAGTAAAGCTCTTGTTATCTTTAATGCCAAGATACTCACGTCTGAGTTTAAACAGCTGCTGCATCTCTCCAGCTTGTACACTGCCTCTCTTTCTAATAGCTCTAATCTGCTCAAGTGTTGGCATCTGCCATTCCTTTTGGTTAAGCGTTGGCCACTTCTTAGCTGGGCAGCTCGTTACTGCATAAGATGCTAAGTGATCTACCGGGCAGCCACAAGGTTTAAAGACTACCCCATCTAACGTAGTAGGCTGCTTAAATGGATTGATAGCATTTATCGGAGGTCCGCATGTTTTGTAGCGCTCGTTAAATACAGGGCATGCCTTGCAGATGTTTATCCTTGCTTCATAATCTGATGTGCTAATCATCATATCTGTAATGAATTTCTTAGTGTTGTTTTAGCTTTCTGAATTGTCCTGTAAAGATAAGCTAAAGGTATTCCTGTTTCTTTCGCCAATGCCTGATAAGAAAAATCATCTAATGCATAGAGAAAGAATAGCTCACGCTCAAAGTATGGTAAGCGACTGATGAAGATATCTAACTGCTCATTCTCTAATCTCATCCCTACACTCTTATTCACATCATCCATGATATCATCTTTCAGATCATTGCGTATCTTCTCAAACTTCCTCAGCGTATAATTAAAGCTGCTGTTACTACAGCGTGCAGCAAGTCTTATGCTATTGCTTACGTAATTGTTCAGCTTACCTCTGTTATGAATATCTTGCAGCTTATCCTTATCTGATTCTAATATCTTTAATAGTGTATCGTGTAAAAGTTCATCTGCTACATCTGCACGCACTACACTATGCGCCACTCTGCGCCACTCTAAATAACACTTATCGAACTCAGAGCGCCAGGTATTCATCTATTACTATTTTAGCCTCATCAAAACTTCTGCATACAAAGGCCATGTAATTTCTCTGATCTAAATTCTTCCTCCACTCCTTTTGGCTCTGACTCACCAAACCCTTAGCTGTTTTCATTTCAATAGCTAAGCCATGCCATTCCTTTCGTGGCTCATAGATGAAGAGATCAGGAAAGCCTTTTACATATCCTGTTTTTTTCATCTTTACTGCCTGCTTCATGGAAGTTCTTACTCCTCCAGCTGAAGCACAATAAAGCGCCTTGGGATATTGAGCTACCAAGTAGTTAATAACTGCTTCCTGTATTAGAGCTTCCTCATTCTTCATGTGCTCAAAATTAGTTAATTAACCTAATCAATATCCACATCTTGTTAACATACTTATTCACATATGATTTAAGTAATATATTTGGCTATCCATTTTAGCCTTTTGGTTTAGGTTTAGATTGATTATTGATTGCTGAATAGCCTTGCAAACGTGCAGGGCTATTTTGTTTTAAATGAATGCGTACTTAGTGTAGTTCCTATTCAGCTCAAAGTAAGCTCTCATCATAATAGCATCTGCTATATCAGGGCTAATCCCTCCGGTGCGCTGGCTAATAGTATCTTTTGATGTTACTCGCAGCTTTCCTTCCTTATCAGGATCTACTCGTCTCACTAACTCCAGCTCTTTAATTATATCTTCTTGGTATTTAATGGGGAAGGTAATCTCATTCTTATCTATCAGCTCACCCAACCTAAAGTAACAGTCTGCTTTTAGATTCATGTACTGAGTACCTCTTACTGCTTTGCTACCATTCATGAATTCTCTGCATCTAAGACTATCTACCAATCCACCGCCTACCCCATCAGCATCTGCAAGCACGTTGCTAAGTCTAATGCTGTGAGTGTTCATTAATCTTTGTATCTCTGCCTTTACTTCATCTTGTCTTTTTTGCTTAAGCACTACTATATCAATACAGCTTAATCCCTTCCATACGCACAGCACAGTTCTATCTTTACCAAGCCGAGCTATATCCGCAGTAATATATCCCTCTCCTACATTCATCGGCTCTCTAAAGCAGCGCACTAATTCATCATACATATAAAGTCTATCTGAGCTGTTATCAAATTCCCAATCTCCCTCTAATAGTCTCTTCCTGTCCGCTTCAGGTAAACGAGTAAGGCTTGTTACATAAGCATCGGGTAAGTGTATGTTATCGCCAGGCAGCGCCTGCACAAAAGCAAGGTGATGAGGTAGATTCTGATTCTTATAAGGTACATAGAATTGGTTATAAATCCACCCCTTAGACGGGTTGCACGTGAGTAATATCTTAGGCTTAAGATTAAACTCGTTAAGCTTGTACCGGATACGTGAACAAACTACACTATAAGCCTTCTCACTTATCTCTGTAGCTTCGTCTAAAAATACATCTGTGAGCTCGAGGCCGCCTAAATCCTGATAGTGAGGATCTGAGGGGTAAAATTGTAAATCGGCTAAGATTATTTCTGAGCCGTTACTAAACTTAATTATGTGAGATTGCTGATTATAACTAAAGTCTTCCCCTGCTTTTAGACCTACATCAGCTGCTACCTGAAAAAATGTATTCATGGTAGTTTTCTTAAGCGTGTCTAACTTAGCTCGGCCTATTAGCGAGCGTGTACCTGGATACTTTAAGCGCCTAAGAATTTGCCACATACAGCCAAGCATAGTCTTTCCACCTCCTGCTGCTCCTCCATAGAGAATAGTCTCAACGTCTGAATCTACTGATAAGAATTTAAGTGCTTCTAATTGCCTTGTTAGTGGCTTAAAATTATAATCTATTTGTCTCTCCATTGCACAAAATTAGGTACAATGAGGTGAGTATCAACAGGTTTCTTAATTCTTTCTAAATTTAATTCTAATAGATAAGCACCTAATGGCTTAGGAGGTCTCATGCGCTCTACGTGAAATCCCATAAAGCCTTCATCATATTCCTCTTTATAGCTTGCTGTTCTAATGTGATGCACGTATCTCATGTTAATTCTATAACCTGAGTTAGTTGCAAAGCATAACTCCTCTACCATATCGGCATGATGGTAAAGTTCATGCACGTGCCCGGTCCAAATGCAATCAGCTCCATCTATCATAACACCCATTCTGTTATTCTGAATCACTCCCTTAGTAACTACTCCACCTCCTCCTGATCCATGATAGTATTTTGTCTTAAATACAAAAGTGCTCGTTTTAGTAGCCTGCACTCTGTGAATCCACCAACCACCATAACCACCCACTAACACATTAGAGTTAGCTTCTCTGTTTAATCCACTCACAAAGCGCTCTATTAAATCAGTCTCACAGTTCTTTATAATTGCAGTCTCATGGTTACCATAACCCACAAATATCATAAGGTGAGCATAAGGTTTAAACCAATCTATCGCAGTATTAACAAGTGCATCTAAGTAGTTAGCTACGTTATGTTCGGGTAATATATCCTGCTTACTTCTACGTGGATCATACTTGCCCTGCATGCAGCAGAACAAATCGCCATTAACAGCAAAAGAGATATTTTCCTCTAAGCACTTATCCAAGTGAGCTTTAAGTAGCTTTCTATCGCAATGGGGATTATCCCAGTGCAGATCGCTCATCATTAAAAACTTGTCTCCGCTTTTGCAAGTAGTTACTATGACGTTTCTACCCTCTCTGTATGATGTAATCATTAGTCATTATATTAGATTTAAGCTCCTGAAAATGTTTCTTGAATTCGTTATAAGGCACATCTATTACTACTGCGTTATCTATACCTTGCATAAGCGCTAAGGTGCGCTCTCCTACGTAGTACGTGCCATCTTTCCTAAACTCTACCTCAGCTTGAATGCCCACACATTTGCGAGCATCAAACATAAAGGGGATATCCTCAGCATAAGTAGCCTCTAAGCCTATGTCATCGCTGTAATTCCATTGAATTATCGTGCAGCTGCATAGCTCAGGCAATAGTTTAGCGTTTAAATCTATTGGCTCCTTCTTTCTTTTAAATAGATTCATACACAAAGGTTAACAAAAAAGCCGAGCAAACCGCTCAGCTTTTCAAATTAGTTACTAACATCTATTTGTTAGTGGAAGAAATTGCTATTCTATTCTCATCATTGCCCATGACATAGGAATTAACGCTACAGTCTTTCTTCTTACTGTACAGTGATGATAGAATTCGGAGCGTTGTTCATAGCCTTCTACTTTATCACACATAACCTCATGAGGTTCTCCTGTAACAGGGTGAATAAATTTAACTTTTTTCATATCAGAATAGTGCTAATTGCTTTTCAATTACTACCTCTTTACCTGGTATTGGAATCTCACCCATTGCCATCAGAATGTTATCAAACTGTCCGTTGTAGTTACTTCTCATTAGTGCCTGCTTTAGTTCAGATTTAACCAATGCTACAGCCTCTTCTTTAGTTGCTGTAACATCTTCCTCTTCCCATGAAATAGGCCTGCAAATACTTATAACAGATTCATGTACTTCATAAGTGCGAGCATATCCATGCTTATTCTGAGCTACTTCGTAATGGGCTGTAACGCCATTAGCTTTAAAGTACATGACATCTCCATTAGTACAGTTGCCATCTTCATCATAAATGTACTTGCTCATATTACCAAAATTTAAGAATGAAATGAATAATTATCCACCAAAATAAAACACCTAACCCAAGATAAAATATACCAGGTAACCACTCAAATATAATATCTTCTATTATTTTATCCCATTTACTCATAACTTCTCCTCCCTGATTTCTATCTTAAATAGATCTTTGAGTATCTCTATTTCTGCATCTTTCCAGTTGCTTATGCCCTGCTCTCTCAGGCAGTAATTAGACTGTTCTATACCTAACTTATAAGCTAAGTATTCTTGCTTGTATCCATAGAATAATCTATAGCACTTAATTGATTTGTGAAATGGTATCATAAGTCTAATTTAATTTGGTTAGCAGCATGTTTCATTAGTGTAAGATTTACCAAGCTATCGTAATATTTTTGCATTCCATCCCTGGTAGCTTCAATGGCTTGAGCTCTTTGCGTTAAGCTCTCAATCTGAGATTGAATCTCACCAATTATATTGCTTTTCCAAAAGCCATCAGAGCTACTACAAATACCATGAGCTCCAGTATGTCTTAGCTTGCTGATAACTTTACGCACAGTTACTTCAGTTAAGCGTGTAGGCTCAAGCTGTTTTTGATAGTAATCATTAACAGCTTTAGCTAATAGCGCTGCTGTTTTTGGTGTATCATTTAATAACTCCAGCACCAATGGAGCTGCCATCTGCTCTAAGTCAGTTAATGGCTGTGTGTGTTTAGAAAAATTCTTAATCATTTTGTCCTCCTTTTTTTATTAATTGTTTTATAATGTCTATGTAAATTAACCGGCTCAGCTCTATCTTTTGATAGCCATCAAACTCTTCTTGGGCAGATGGGCCTAACACTACTCGGTTAGATGCTTTAAATTTAGCCTCTGTTTTCTGCTTGGCTAAGTCATCTAATCTCGCCCATACCTCAGAATCCCACTCTGATTTCTTATAGATGCCTTGCCTAAACAAGCGCTGACAGTTATAAGGTGCAGAGATTTCTACCCAAGTCTCCTTGCCTTCTATCCATCTTTGAACGTCAGCGTGCAGAGCTGTTAGCGGATCAGTAGCCTCTATGTGCTTAGGCTCAGCTTCCGGTAAGACAAGCGCCTTGTTAAGCTCTCTCCATACTTTGCTCTTATACTCTTCGTAGCGTTTGAATACATCGCTCATAAAAGCTACGCTGAATAAGTTGTAGGCATCCACTCGCTCAAAGTCTCTGCCTATTGCATTGTATAAGAAAGCATTTTGCCAATCTTTTATAGATAAACCTTTGTAAGTAGTAGCAATAACTTGGCGCAGCAAATTAACTTCGATATCTGAAGGCAAAGATTTAATGCCATTAACTACAGCTGCTTGAGCTATTAGCTCTCTAAACTCCTGCTCAGTTAAACCCATTAATTTATCTGAGCTCATGCAGGCTACTATAGCCTTCTCTTCAGCGCTTAGTAAACGACTGAAGCTCGGATGTTGTAATACGCCCAATTCTTTGCTCATCTTCTGTAGTGTTTTTATTGTTAATCTCTCTTGCCTTCCACTGATCAGCAGCTGCTCTCCAGCTCTTCATGGAATTCTTGCCTACCTTCCATCCGTTGCTTTCGTAATGGCAGTAGAATTTCTTAGATAATACTAAGTCATCCATGTAAGCTACTACCTCTGAGAGTGATGGGGGTATAAATTTGGTAGATAGGGAGCGCTTAGATTCAAGCGTCTTTACCCTATCCTCAAGCGCCTCTATGCGCTTTAATAAGATTGTCATCATTTGGTTTAAGATTATTGATTTGCGCAAAGATATACTAATCGGTTAACTTATCAAAAGCTTTGTTGAGCTTCTCGCTATCTATGTGATTTAGAATCTGCTCCACATGACCTCTATACATTCGGTCTGTTTGGATTAAAGCCTCCACATGCTTAACAGCGTGCAGCACTGTAGCATGATGCCTATTAAATACCTTGCCTACATCATAGAAGCTCATGCTGGTACCTTTGCGAATAATCCACATAGCAGTTTGCCTGATATCATTTAGCTCTCGTTTTCTACATTTGCCCTTCATCTCACTCCAATCCATTTTAGTTAAATTGCAGATAACACTCATCATGTTATTAGTAAGCTTCTCGTTAAGTGATTCTACCTCTCCATTAATTGACTGCCAATTAAGCTCCGGTATCTCTGTATCATTCACTGCTCTGATTAAGTTATCTATGCGCTTGCGTGCAAAGTGCTGCTGATCTGATGGTATAAGCAGAATTAAATCTGCTATTTTTTTCTCTACTTCTTTACTCATTTGCTATCCTTCATTAATTCGATTATGTATGGTATCTCTTCCTCAGTTACATTAGCGAGCTTACCTATGTGTGATACTTTCATAGTGAATGGATGCTTAATGAACTTTTGAGCTGTGGGGTAACTCACCTCCAGCACCTCCGCAAAGTGTGCAACAGTCATAAAATGACTGCGCACCCATGCGTGAAACGGTGTAAGCTTAGAATGGCATTTCATCGTTGCTAATTTCATTGGTTAAATCTAATTTAGTTTCTATAATAGACTCGCCTTTAAGCCATGCTAAGAATATCTCAGCAGTATCTAATACATCACCTGGCTTACTTCCCTTTTGCTCTTTGCAGAATAGCACAGCGTTATTCAATGCTACTGATTTGCTGATTGAATTCTGTACTTCAGGTGATTCTTTGCGGTAATTAATTGCGCTATTCACCGCACCACCTTGAGCAGAAGATGGGCCACTGTACTGCATTGGATTCTGCATCTTAAAGTTAGTGCTCTTTTTGCCTGTTGGACCTGTGCGCTCTTCAGCAGTGTAGTGCAAGGTAGCACCTACTGCTATCTTCGGGCTGTTCATATCCTTAACTCCTATTTGGCCTACTTCTCCATTCTCGAGAAGTAAATCAAAATAATGGATAGCTCCTGAAGGTCCATCCCATGTTCTAACAAATTTCTGTGATTTAACTGTTGACTGATTCATAACTGTTTGTTTTATTTTGTTTTGATTAATATATCCTTCTAACTTATCTGCTAACTTCTCTTCCATCTCATCCCAATCTATTGTTGGCTTAAGCTTCTGCCAATTAGGCTCTCTTGTGTAACTCATGTGGATTGTTTTGGAAGTAAGAGCGCCAGCTCTCATAAACTACTTTCTGAGCCATTTCGTTGAACTCTAACTCCTCTCCCGGTAGTGAGCTCTGCACGCAGATAAATCTGCTTTGGTAGCGATCAGATAACATAGCGATCAGACATAAAGTAGTCATGCACATTATTTTCATCTTCGCTCTCAAATTGGTAGAGGAAGGTCCCATCATCAGGGAATACCTCACCATGCTTTTTAGCTGTTGAGAAATCAGTTAGTGAATAGCTGTGAGCATTTGTGTACAGCTTCCATTTGCATCCTTCGGCATCCCACCGAGATACGATAACCTTACCGGTTATGTTGTTTGGTTTATTCATGATTATTAAATTGTTTGCTAATATACTAAACTTTCTTTATACTGATAACTACCTCGTCATTTTCCCACTCATACAATGCGCCTTCGTTATACTCTTCTATCCACACTGGTGTATAATCGAATTTGTAAATCTTCATGAGTAGTGGTAGCATCTGCTGCGCTACTTCCCAAGTATCTGCTATGAATAGGTTAGCAGTGCCTAAGCGCTCAGCTATTGAGATTGCTACCTCGTCTAATGGTGTAACTACTACGTGGTACTTCATAGCTCTACCTCCTTACTTAATAGGATAGTCTTGGTAGGTATCCAGGTGATAGCTTCCTCATACTCGGCCTTAGCCTCTTCAAAGGTGCTGAAAGATTTAACGTAGCTACCATCAATTTTAAGATAGTAGCGAGTGCCATCATATTTGGCTTGCTCTTCGATTTCAAAAAGTTTAGTCATTGATTTGTTTGTTATTTGATTTACGTTTAAAAAATTATTGTTAATGTTTGCAAGGTCATTGCAGAACTCTTCTATAAATTGGCTCATTTGCTAATGTGATTTGGTTGTGATTGTAATTCTGCTGTTTGTGCATCGAATGATCCTCCGATAAGTAAGCCTGCGATTAGCATGGCGATAAAGAGTAGTGCTTTTTTCATTTGCTTATTGATTTATATTCCTGTATTCATTAAACGAATTAGTCTATTAACATATTTATTGCTATCTATAAAAATCATCATTCCATTTGGGTGGTCAATGATAAAACGAGATTCGCTATAATTTGATAAAGTGTACCATCCAATACACTCATTTCCGAATTGAGCGTTGTTCTGCACTTGGCTTAAAATCATTTCTTTTTGCTGTTTCATTTGGTTTGTTATTGATTATTGTTTAGCAAATGTACTACAATATTTTAGATATGCAAAAGAAACCTTACTAATTTAAGCAAAGTTATTAACAATTAAATGTTAGTTTAGAAAAGTATAGAAAAGATAATACCCCCTACAAATGAGATAGGAATACCTATTAGCGCTACGTTGCGCCATGATTCTTTACGTGCAGCTTCTTTGTATAGCTGCTCTTGTGATTTAACTAACTGCTGAGAAGTCTTTTCGTTAGTAATGGCCCATGCATCTATAGTTTTAGCCTGATCAGTAATCACTTTACCCTTAATGCTATCTGATTTAGTGCAGATATTGACAGCATTAAATAGATAATCACGCTCAGCCTTTAGCTTTAGTAACGCTTTTACTTGCTCAGTCGTTAGACTCACCAGGGTATCTCTCACCGGCAAGGCTTGTGAGTAGATTGTGCATGGCACGCTTAAGGCCATTACGGTCAAGAGAATCAATAGCGTTAATGTTTGCTTCATATCTTTCTTTGTTTCTTTCTAACTGCACATTCAGTTGTTCAATTTCTAACATGCGCTGCACATTCGTAGCTTCTAATGAATCAATAACATGAGTAGCTCTGTCTGCTCTGCGCTCATAACCTTCAATAGCTTTCTTGCTATTTTTTAAAGCTATGTATAATAGCTGAATAGTAATGCAGATAGATAGTGCTACTATTATAATTACAGCAGCTTTAATTTGTTCCTTCGCCTGTTGAGTCATTTGATTTCTTTTTACCAAAGATAGATTCTATAACTGTTAATCCCAAGCCTCCACCGGCTAAAAGTAGCAAGCCGTCAAACATATACTCAGGGCATTTGTAATCTGTAAACGTGCCGATGTATGAAAGATTAATACAGACTACTAACGCTAAAATAGATGCCACTCGCTTAGAGCTCGCATCACTCTCATTACTGAATACACTCCTTAACCATTTCATCTCTTCTTACGCATCTTATAGATGGTGTAAATAGATGCGGCTGCTGATAGTAATAAACAAAATATCTTTAGTGCAAACTCTACATCTAACATCCACGCTGGCACTGATAACAAAATGCTGCTCACTGTACCGGTTACTCCCTCTGCTACTTGTTGCTGATGATTACTCATAATTCGTGAAGTAGTGTGTAGGTGAATGATTTTTTACCTGATTTAATACAGGATTGTATAAGCTCTTTGAATTGCTTAGGATTGTTTAGCACTTGACATCCAGCACTCCACTTATCAATATTCTTAGATTCAGCTGATTCGTTAGCTCTGTGGATGTTAATTCCAAATAGGCCTATATCCTCTTTCCCTTGCTCCTCAGCAATGCTATCCTTATCGGCATCTCTGAATACAGTAACTTTTTTTGACTGCTTTAATGCGGTGTATTTGCCCTGATGCAAGCCAATAACATAACTGTCGACATATTGTCCTACCTTCAGTACAGCAGTGCCTAAGTTATTTATAGGATTATTCAGCCAAAATGTACCGGGATTAGTGGTACCGGTGTACCATTGCACCTGATCACCTTGCACCAATCCTATTAAATCATCAAATTTGTTAGGCTCGTTAGCTTTACTTCTGATTCCTACCACGTGAATAGTAGGCCACTTATAGCCAAGCTCTGTAAATTGAGCCTTAAGCTCTTCTGCTGTTGGTGCTTTCATGCTTTCTTAATTCTTTATCTCGTTTAGTTAGATAGACCTTTAGCTTACGCTCATAGTCTTTTCTTGTTTGCTCTTCCTTTGTTATCTTCATTTAGTTAGTAAAGTTACGAATACTAAATCTGTTCCATGGATTTGCTGCATCATTAGCAGCTCTGCTAAATGCTATTTGGCTCTGCCTGTTAACTACTCTGATGGGTGTAATATCAGGTGAAGTATTATTGCTATATTCAGGATAGTCTGAGTTATTAGCACAAAGGTAATCTACCAATCTTTGAGTATAGTAGTTAGCATTCTCACGTGCCATATCTCGTAAAGATGATAGCTCGCTCTGAGAAATAGCTGTAGTGTTTTCTGATTGGCGAGTAACTAAGTTACCGTTATCGTGCTTGTACATAAGCATAGGGTAAAGCTCCACCATAGTCCACCATGCAGTAGGCTTAACTATGTATTCATTTAGCAAAGTCTCATAGACTCCTGCTAACGTGCCATTCTCTATCTCGTTTTTAATCTTGTTAGTTAGATTAGTACCTAACCACAAAGTGATGTACTTATCTTGAGCCAAGTAAATTGCAGGGCGAATAAGGTTAGTATCTACAGCTTCATTCAGCTGAGTATATTTCTTAAGGAATTCCTCGTTAATGAAAAGTATTTCGGGTGCTATTGCCATTATGTTATAGTTTAATTTGTTCCTGGGTATCTGCCTTGGTCGGGCATGTCAAATGGTCGAGTATTAGCTGTAGCAAAGTCTTTAGCTATATCTTTTAAAGGCATGCCTGCTCTGATTGCTTTTGCTACTGAGATAGGATCAGATGATTCTAAGCCATTATCTTTTACAAATCTTCCCTTCTCACGCTTTCTGAAGTATACTCTACGCTCCCAGTTATGCTTACAATTAACTCCGCCTTTATACAACCATACAGAATAGGTAGCTCCATTGTGGCCCATGTTAGGATTCAGCTCATTAGTATCTGATTCCATTTTAGTTAAATCTTCGTAACGGTATACATAACCATTACGTGCAGCGTTAGCCATTTGTCTACAGAACTTTCTACTCTTAGCGCTTGTATTTTTAGAGTAGGCATAACGCACTTTGTATAATCCGCTATCCATTTCAGATGGCTTATCAGGATCAGAGTAGCTTCTAACTGATGCAAGATTAACAGGCTCAGCTTCGATAAGCTCCCACTCTTCCTCATCTACTATCTCACCCTTATCTTCTAAGAATTCGCACCACCAATTCTCATCCTCTTCGGTAAAGATTGGCTTATCTGTGGGATCACTTAAATTAGTCTTTTTTTTTTGAGCAGATAGTTTAGCTACAGCGTTGCCTCCGGTAGCTTCAAACATTGCAGTAGCTACGTCTATTGGAAGTTGAAGGAACTGAACTAAGAATACAATGGCTTGCTCTTTAGTTAAGCCTCCAGTCTGAACTGCTGCTACAATTTCTAAAGCGCTTGCTATCTGTGCACCGTTATAAGTTACATCACTTACTGATGTGCCTGCTGGTACTATCGGTGCAGCTGTGTTAGAATCAGTTGTTGCATTATCTGCAACAGTTGAATCTATTGCTGCTGCTGCTGCATCCATCTCATCAGAGAATAAGTCGTTAGATTCAATATAAACATCAGCCATAATGCCCATACCTTTAAATACTTCCTCAATACTATCTGTAACGATTTGCTGATATGGCTCAATTATATTCTTATTAAAAATTCTGTAAGCTTGTTTCATCTCATCAGCATTACTACCTAATCCTCCTGCATCACGAATACCAAAAAGTAAAGGTGATGTTACTCTGTGAGCGCCTAAGATGTTCTCTCTTGACTGAGTGCTTAACTCCATCCATTGCTTATCAGCATCGGACATAGGTACTAAGTCTAAACGTGGAGCTCTATCAGCAGATTCATTAAATGTAAATACTACTTTGCCTGCCTTCTTAGCACCTACCATAGTCTCCCAATTTCTGCGGATAGCCATCTGCTCCTCAGGATCAGGAATACCGTTATTCATGTGAAGGAAATAAGACGGTGCCATACCATTGCTTAAGAAAGCTCGGTAGAATTCGCTGATTTCTCTTGTTATTTCGATGTAATTGATAGCACTATAGTAATCAGGCTTAGGATAGTAAGCACTGCCTGGAGTCATGATCCCCACAAATAGCACCTGAGAAGGCTCATCTGCTTTTGTAGTTGGATTATACATCGGGATAAATGTCGGAATGTTCTTCTTTTTGCGCATATCATTCCAATCTTTAGAATAATAAACACCAGGTATAACATCTTCATCATTAGCAACAGCCAATCTAACATTCTCATAAGGCAGATGATTAATCTTTGCTACAGTTGTTCTATCTACACTCCAAATAATTTCTAAGTAGTAGCCTCCTTGCATCTTAGCGTCAAGCGTTATAGGCCTTCTAATTGCATTTAATTTCAATCGGTCTATCTCACGTTGAGCAGCAGGATTAGTGCTCTTAAATTCCTTCCCTGCTATCATAAAAGCTATGCTCATAGTAAGCGCTGAGTGCACCGGTGAGCTATAGTATAAATCTATAAGGTAATTCGGGAATGAGTTAGCTTCACCAAGCGTTACCCATCCTTTGGGAGTTTCTTTCTCGTTAGCCTCTTGAGGCATTGCTGCTCCCAAGTTAACAAGCATTGGCGCTGAGTGTGCTATCTTATCCATTGTATGCTATATCATTATCTATTGTTAAATTCGGCTCTGTAAATCTTGGAGTAGTGATATCTTCTACTATTAAATACCCCTTCTCTATTACCCCTACTACTGCCGCATTTGTAGGATCTAAATTAGTGCTGCTATTTTGCCCATAAACAATATAACTAAATCGTGCTGGATAGTTAATCAATAGGCTTGCAGCTGTTGGATTGTTGGCATTAGTGCCAATCTGAATGGTAGTGTATCTATCATTCTGTGCTATCTGTGTTGGGATAGCATAAAGCTTTTGAAGTGTCTGCTCGTTAGTTAATTCAAGCAGATAATGCGTATAAGTATTAGCAAGCAAAAGCTCCCCTTCCTTAAGGCTAAGGTAGAGGAGCTGAGTTGCTGTATTTTTTAGTAAATAAATCATGCTTTAAATATAGCACAATTTTATTTACAATGTACCTTGTACTACAGTTATTGTAGCAAAATCTGCAAATGGAGTATCTCCAGCATCCTGATCTAACAAGTATGCTTTATCTTTCTCTTCGCCAGTAAGCGTGATTGTATATCCTGACATGTCTCCCTTGGCTGTGCCACTTGCAGTAGTAAATGCAGTTACTTCTACTCCATCCTTATAGCCACACATCCAAATGTTATCGTTATTATCTTGTACAAAAAGTACATTACGACCTTTAGAAATGTTTTGAAGTTGTAGTGAACGTGCAGCACTCATACCATGGAACATAGCCACGATAGTCTGAGTGTAATATACAGTGCCATTTTCGATAGAGATTGCAGCCTCTTCTGTGAATGATCCTGTGTGCTTTGGTAATTCGAATTCGTAAACGCTACCTGTTGCTAAAGCAGTAACTAAGTTACTTGTTCCATCAATAGTAGCTGTGTTTGCGAATGTACCGTATGCTCCAAGGTAGATAGCTTTGATGCCACCAATCGCCTCTTTGCAATTAATTTGAAAGCCTGATGTGGTTAAACAGCTCATGGTTATTTTTTATTATTTAGTTAAAATATCTTTGCAAAGAATGGGCAGCTCATAGCTTACCCACTCTTTTAACAAAGGAGTATAATTTAGTTATCGAATCCGATAACGATATCACCAAGTACTGCGTACTGAACACCAGCTCTGAATCTCATAGCCATACGCACGTTGTCAGAAGCATCAGTGAAGCTCATATCTACAACCTTAACTTCGTTGAAATCTGATGTCAAATCAGTTCCGAATACCAAGTTAGCAGGAGTAGCTAAGATAACTACTGAATCAGAGATACCTGGACATACATACACATCGTAACCGTTGAAGGTCAATGGGAATTGTACAGTACCTTGGAATGTTTGCAAGTAACCAGCAGTAGCCAAAGCTTGACGGTATAACTGTGCAGTCTTACGGTTAACGTAGATCTTAAGGTCAGGGCTACCTACTAAACTTGCAGGCAAAGCATCTGTACATAACTGAAGCTTAGCGATTACGTTAGTAGCATCCAAAGATACTGTGAAATCTACATCAGGAGTACCACCTTTACCGGCATCAATCAAATACTGAAGGCCGTTGAATCCTGTGAATCCTGAAGATGGCCAGTTACCTTTCCAAATATTGCACTCAATCTCTTGTGCTACTTTAGCAGCCAAGTGAGAGATTAAGAAATCAGAGAAGTTAGCAGGTACTACATCGTTGATAAATCCACGACCTGTTTGAGCCGCTTCCCAATCTTTTGTAAATTCTGCTTTGCAAAGTTGAATATTAACCATAAGGTCAGTTACAGTCAATACTTTCTCCTCAAGAGTAAGAGCAGAAGTAGAGTTGTCAAAATCGCATGTAGCGCTCTTAACTAATCCTGAAGATGCAAGTACCTTAAGTACAGCTTTGTATTTTACATTTTCCTTTACGGTAATGTAGTTGTTAGCAATAGTGTCTCCTGAAAGAACTGCTGCTGCAATGTACGGAAGCGCTAATTCGCCAGCGTAGGTTGAGGTGATGGTCAAGTTATCAGCCATTTTGTTTTTGTTTTATTATTTGTTTTTGTATTTTGCTACTATTGCACGAGTTCTATCTTCGATATTACCCATTGCTTTTATGTTTAAAGGTGCTTCGTTTGAAGCTTGGCGAGACTGCTTAACAGTTGTCGCTGCTGGTGCTTGTGAAAGCTCAGTGATCTTAGAGTTAGCAGCGCTTAATTTAGCTTCGAACTCAGAGATAATGTTATTTAACAATCCCTCTACTTGCTCCTTAGAGTAAGTCTCAGCTACTTCTTGCTCTACTGTTACCTCTACTTCTGTAGAAGGCTCTTCAGCATCAGCGATAGATGCGATTAAACCACTTGCTACAACAATCATTTTACCGTTGTCTAAAGTGTATTCGCCATCTGCTAAAGGTGAAGGATTGCCATCTGCATCCATTACAAAAATTTCTACTCCCTCAGCCCATTCGGCAGCAGGTGAATAGATCATAGTGCCATCCATCAAAGCGCCCTCAGCCATCATCTCTACCTTAGTAGTTTCAGCTACAGGAGTCTCTTCAACAGATAACTTCACTCCATGCTTCATAAGCTGCGGAGCGAACTTTTCTAAAATTTCAGAAATCATGTTCATAGTTTATAATTATTAGTGGAAAAAATTACATATTCATTTCAAGCGCAGCAGCTAATTCAGCTAATAGCTTCTCAAGATCCTTCTCTTCTACCTTAGTCTCAGCCATTGGAGTAAACCATCCCTCTATTGAGAAGCCCTTAACTTCGCCATTCTTTACAGCAGCCCAAGTAGCATCATCATCTACCTTTACCCCTATCATCCATGTACCATCCGGTAACTCAAAGCCATAATTATCTCCCTTATCAGCGCCTGCCTTAATCCAAGATTCAACAACAGTTAAGTTGTTTACAGGCATCTCATGCTGGATAGTGTGGTTATGGTGCATGTTACGCTTTAGAAATTCCTGAGCAGTCTGCTCAATAGTTTCTTTTGAGTAAGTGATAAAGTATTTCTCACCATTACCATCATAACGTACTATAGGCTGATTAGGAATCAGTGCAGGGCCATAAAGCATGCGCTTCTCTCCATCTTCTACTCTTGCAAGTAAAAGATTAGCTTTAGATAGTGCTACAAAGTCTACCATTATAGCAGGCTCACTAACAAGGCTCACAGCGTACACTCCCATGTTATCCTCTTCCTCTCCTAAGCCGTATTCAATTAATTTTACATCACTCATAAGTTTCATTTATTTCAAAAATTATAGCATCAATTATTTCGTCTATGATAGTATCAGTATCTTCTAATCCTGTTTTATCAATTTCAGATAGTGCGTTTCTTACTCCTCTTGCTACGCACTTTTTTAATAGTGGAAAATTCGACATATTTGTTATAAGTATGATTGATCTATTATCTTTTGACGTGCCTCTAAAGCGTTGGCTACATTGCCTGCTAATACATAAGTCTCTAAACCACCTGGTGCATTATTCTGCAAATTCATTCCGCTGAAATCTATAGCCGGTGCGTTGGTGCCTGTTGGTGCATTTAGATTACCTCCACTTGGTGAAGGTGTATTACCTTGAAATTGTGTTTGATTAATCTTAACAATGTTAGCTATTCCTGCTGCTGCTAATGCTGCTGCCTTAACGAAGTTCATACCGGTTAACTGATCTTGCGGAACAGCTAACTGCTGAACTATACCCGAAGCCATAGCTATAGTAGCTTGAGCTTTCTGCATTAATTTGTTACGTTCAAACGTCTTACGCTGGCTTGCCTCATCTCCCTTAGCAGCTGCTTGGTTCAAATCCATTAAAGCGCCTAAAGCAAGATCTGCCATTTCAAAGCCTGACTGAATGTTAGCCATACGCTTAGCTTTATCTTCTTGCCTATACTTTTCTTTAATCTCATTCTCTTTGCGTGCCTGTTCCTCTACTAATGCAGCTGTATCTAAACCTGCTGCCTCTGCTTGAGTCTTAAGTTGAAAGTAGTAATCTTGCTGAGCCATAAGCTCCTGCTCTTGCTTGCTTAAAGTAGCTTGAAAGTTAGCCTCATCAGCTGCATCTATAATAGATTGAAGCTCTATTAACTCAGCTTGTTTTTGGTTTATACCCTCTTGTTGTAACTGTTTTAATTTAGCAGCTTTCTCATCTGCTATCTCTTGTTCTAACTTAGCAAATTTCTGTAATAAATCTTGCAGTTCTAAAGAATGTCTTATCTTTAAATCTTGTAGTTCTTTCTCACTTTTATTTGCTTTTTTATAAGCTTCCTCTTCAGTTTTTTGCAGTGCTAATGTGTCATCTATTTCTTTATTCAGAGCTGTTTTTTTAGCATCTGCTCTATCCTTCTCTATAGCATCTAATCTTTTATCTACTTCTAAAGCATCCTCTTGAATTTTCTTAGCGTCAGCATCTGCCTTAGCTTTTCTTTCCGCTGCTGCTGCCTTAGATTTAGCAATAGCCTCAAGCTCTTTCTCTGTCTTAACAGTATCTTTAGCTGCCTCTCCTGCATTCCAAATCTCATCCTTATTATTTTGAAGTGAGATATTTTGATTAGTTAAAGATTGCTGCTCTAATTTTAACTTCTTTTCCAGCTCAGTATTACCCGAAGTTTGAGCCATCAATATATCGTAATTCAGCTGCTTAATTCTTTCAGCATTATCTTGCTGCAACACGCTAAGCTCTTCAGTTCGTGCTTTGTATTCGCTAAATGCCTGATTTTGTAAAAGCTGTTTATTATACTGATCATCAGTGCTCGCACGAATCTTATCTAAAAGTGCTTGCGCATCAGTGTTAATCTTAACTTTTCTTAGTTCAAGTTCGTTAATAGCTTGTAACTGTGCTTGCTGTGCTGTTAAAAATGCTTCTCTATCCTTTTCTAAATAAGCTATCTTCATAGCAGTATCAGCCTGCTTCTGCTTATTCTTAAGCAATGCTAATTCTGTCTGTAAGATAGCAGCAGCTCCTGCTCCCAATGCTTTCTGTAATGCCAGCTCTCTTGTTAACGCTTGCTCTTGAGATTTTAGCGCCTCTGCTTGCTTGTTTAGATTCTCAAGCATCTTGCTCTTACCGGTTACAAAGTCGCTCAGCTCTTTCCAATAAGCAATAACAGCCACAATAACACCCACTAAAAGGAAGATAGGATTAGCTAAAACAGCTTTACCCAAAGCTTTTAATCCTGCTACTCCTGCTTGAAATGCAGCTTTTAAACCACTACCTAAAGCTGCTGTATCTACTCGTGCAAGATTGCCGCTGAATGTCTGAATAGATTGCGTTAAGCCTTCAAAGTCTAAGTTGCTAAGTTGCTCACCCATTATACCGAAGGTATTACTCATCCCCTCAATAGCAGGACCTGTATTACCTTTTACTGCCTCAGCAGCATCATTCATTCTATCCTTAAGCTCACCCATCTTAATGGATAGCTGATTGAATTTCTCAGTGCCTGGATCAAACTGATCCTGCTGTTTCTTTAAATCAGCATATTGAGCTTTTAATGTCTTAGTAGATTTCTCTACTGCTTTGGTAGCTGCATCGGTTTTTGCAAGCTCCTGATTGATATCCTCTAAACCTGTAAATGTACCCTCGTCATCAAACGAGAGTCTTAATATCATCTCTTGTGTAGCCATTATATTACGCTATAAATTGTTAATCCAATTAATACTATTACTCCTACTATTGTAGTGTAATTAATAGCTCTTATTTGCCACACTTTGCGCTTAGCATGATAGCTACCACTTGCCTGCTTAAACTCTTTGCTCTTGCCCTGTACGTTGGACCTTAATAAAGTCATACTAAGTATGATGTCATTTTGTGGATTTGTCATAATATAGGTGTACGTTGGAATTTAGATTGAGTGTATTGAATAGTGGCGCTGATTACTGCTGTATTACCTGCTGTACTACATATTATATAAGGTGCAATTTTGTTGCTTACTACAGGCATGTATAAATCAAATAAGCCAGTAGCCCATCCGTTGCTGAATTCAGTAACTAACAGAGGTCGAGTAGTGAATTGTGTAGTTTTATTTTTCCAAAGCATGCAGCTATATTCCTGAGTAGCTACCTTATTAGTAAAGTCAGTAGCTCCATAATTATATTCAAGGATTGAAACATAAATTTTGCACATCCATACTGTTTCTGTAGGCATTTCTATAGAGCCTCCATTAATACCGTCTAATAATAAATAGATGGTAGTCGGATCACTTAATGCACCTAATCCCATAAGCTGAATAAAGCCATGTTGTGAGCGCCCTGGTAAAGTTGTTCCGAAGTTACTTGTACCATCGTGCCAAGTACCACCGCCAAAGTGCACCCCTCTTACATCAGCTTCTGCCCACTTGCCCATTACAGTAGTGCCTTCTAAGTTAGGTCTAATGAAATTGCGATATCCTAACGCTTGGCTATAATTGTTATTAGGTGAGATAGCATGCCCTGATCCACTAACCAAGATGCGCTCGTTATTAGTTTCTATCTCAGCTCTATTTACATTGCCCATACCGGTAATGCTTTTCTGATTGCCAGCTGTATTAGTGATATTGCTACCTCCTACATTATTTGGCGAGCTGATTATTCCTGTAGTGCCGTTAGTGGTAGTAGTTGCATAGCATCGGCTTTTAGCTGTGGTCCAAGTGTAGCCGTAATATTCGCAGCACTCCTGTGAGCCATTGCTTAAATTACCATCGTAATCTAAAAAACGAACTACTCCTGTAGTTGCACTAATAGTAGATGGAGTGTATTGGCAAAGCGCTCCAATGTCAAGTAAGCGCATGAGCTTGCATTTAGTTACCTGCTCATCAGCCACTATGTAATCAGTTAGCTCTATCACTCTCCACCAAGAGTCCTTAATCCAAATCTTATCATTAAACTTTAAGCCAAATACATCAGTTACGCTAAGCTGAAAATAAGCCTCCATTATCTTCTGCTCATCATCGTAAAGCTCTGCGATATACTCTCTCCAGTATCTATCCCAAAGCGTATGCAATGGCATAGTTTCTATTGGATGCGGAGGAATCTCCTGCCCAAAGTTTAAATCACTCGTGCCTATCTCAGTTGGAACAGATGCGTAGTGGCATAACAAAGGTATCACTGTAAAGCTCGACTCATCTGCTACCTCATCATAAACCATAACTACTGCGCTTTCTTCATAAGGTCTTCGGTAAAGTATGCGAGGGCCTGGAGTCATAAACTCACCCTTATCATTAAAGTATTTAGGGATTACATAATTAGTGTTAGGGATCAGGTCGCATGGCGAAGCTCCAAAGGTAAGTTCTACAGTATAATCACTTGTGCTAAAATCATTGCCTGCATCTGTTAAACGAAGCTCTCCATACACTCTCTGAGCACCGCTTTTATATTTAGCATTGATAACATCTCCCTGCTCTTTATAGCTCCATTTCAACACTCGCTTTCTTATGTCTGATGCTGGAGTAAGAGTAATGTCTTTAGATAGGTCAAGCTTACCGGTCCAATCGTAATCATTACCACTGCCCAAATACTCCACCATTGGAATAATCTCAACAGCATTAGGGACATTAGGATTAGGTACTAACACAGCATTAAACATCTTAAGAATATCTCTTAAAAAATCTACCTGCTTCATCTCAGGTGCGTTAGCTGCTATCTGCACTGGATAGGCATAGCTTAATCCGCTTACCCATCGGAATCCAAAAGAGCTATTTGTGTAACCATTAACAGGCTTAATAGTTATATTTGGTGAGCTGCCTGGATGTGCTCGCATTATCACAGTATAAACATCCCCATCCTGTACTTGTAAATTAAAGCTGTCGTATAGATTAAATGGATTAATGGGAGTAGTTGGTATAAAGCCTGTGCCTCCAATATACTGAAATGATGTAGGACCTATACCCATAGATATAGGGAAAGGAATTAAATCAGTAACTCCAGCTCTTACACGCTGTAGCATCACATCATAATAATGCTGAGTATTAGCAGAGTAACCTGTAGTATTTACTTCTATCCTTAAATCAATCTCTACGTTTGCTGTAAATGAGCCTTGTGCTGTATAGGCATTAGATAGCCAGCTCAAAGATGGATCACTTACCTCATGCCATCCTGTAAGCTGCTTCTGATAGTATCCATTTGCGGCTGCTACATCTAAGGTAAAAGGAGCATTTGCTGTAAAATCTACCTTAAATTTAGCTTCATCATTACTTAATCCCTCAGTTCGTGGACCTGTAATGTAGGGCACGTACATATTAGTAAGCTCATCAGTGAGCGTATCTCCGCTAAAGGTAAATCCTGCCTCTGTTATTATCTTATTAAGCAGATGTTTAGCCTGAATAGCTAAGGTAAGCTCACCGGTATAGATAGGATTAACATCACTAAATACTCTTCTGCTACCTATAGTAGTATCCTCACTCCAATTCTGCCCACGATCAGTAAGCGTATAGCATGCTTTTCCATTGAATAAAGTGCCAGCATTAATATCATTAACATTCTCATAGCTATTCTCATGCGCTAAATCAGTATAGTCTAATTCTTTGAGCATCTTATCTCCAATGCTGCGAGCTAAATCTACAGTCTCACCAAAGAATGATATAATGAATTCATGTACTTTCCCCTCATGCGTAACCGACTGCTTAAATTGTATATGCCCTTCAGCGATTGGTAAAGTGTTAACTGATAGTGTTGCATCTATCTTTCTAAGTACGTTAATCTGAGTAGTGTCATCATTAACTAAGCTCGGATCATATTGCTGCCCAAAGAAATCTACGTTGTTCTTAGTAGCAGGTATTCTAAACTCACGTGAGAATGCTCCCCTGGTGGTAAACTCAGAAACGCTATTGAAGTTAGATGAGTAACTGATACTCTCATTCTCGTATAGATCCACCAAGGTAGCAGCTCCATTAGAAGCTACTACTGTTAACATTACCTCTGCTCTCATGCTGTATAGTCGTTACTGAATTTTAACATTAACTCTAAATCATTCTTAATGTAAGAGCGTGATTTAATAGCTGTGTAGTTATTGCTATCTATTACTACTGGTGTAGCTGATCCATCTGCTCCAATAATGTAAACAGATTCTGAGTAAATCAAATTCTTTAAGTATTCAAATTGCCCTTCAGTTAAGAAGTCTGTTCTGATTCTTAGCATCTTCTCTACAAATGGGCTGCGCTCTGTTAAGCCTCTATCGTATGTATTAAACCCAAAGGCGCTTTCAGCATCAGCAGTACCATAGTTACCTACCACCTTTCTGTATCTCTTGCGCTCCACTGAGTAAGATTCCTCAGAGCGTTTAGTAAAGTTGAAGTAATCCCATCCACCTCTGCTATTAGTCCAAGCTAAGCGGACTTTATCAAATCTGCACTCCTCTGCTGCTTTAAATACAGCTATAGGTGTAGCACAAACATTACCAGGTGCATCTCTAAAATTAATTAAGTAGTGATTCCATGTAGCTGGTAAGCCATAAATATTATTGATGTTAGCAGGCATTAATGGAAGATGATTAATAGTGCCTGCTGCAATTACGAAATACATTGCATTCGTTTGAATTGGTGTGCCTGCTGCATTAAATATAATAATTTGAGCTTCAGTAGCTCTATTATCAATCAGTTTAGTGCCATCATCAGCAGGAATAGTAAGCACTCCCCAATCATCAGCAAAGCCTGTTATGCCTATAGTCTTAACCCCTAATGAATACTTGCTTAGTAAATCATCCATAGCATAAGTGCTACGTAGTAGATCACTCATGATGTAATCACTGTCATCATACAATGCAAAGTAATCAGTAGGATAGGGATTGTAACCATCTGAAATCTGAAACGCTGCACTGATTAATGATAGCTCATCTAATGGGTAAGCTGTAGCCTGCTTCTCAAATACACCAAGCACCTGGTAACCTTCATAGATGTTAGTTTCAACAGTCATAATATTGCGAGCTGTAGCATCATCTTGCACTACGCTTGTGGCAAATAATGAAGCTGCGGCATCTGAGCTATTTATCCCTAAATCCATTTTCGAATACACTACAGGGTAAAGGTCAAACACTAACGCACCATTTAGATTAGGCTGCACGTAAAAGGTATTTACTGCACCGCCATTAACGCTAACTTCTACTACATAGCGAAAGCCAGGCTGCCCTATGTTAGATGAAGTAGCCACTACTATTAGCTTCTGCTTTAGCGCAGTATATGAGTACGGTTGTTGTTGTATTGTAATTGCCATTATGCAGGTTTAATATTAGTTAATTTTCTCGTTTGATTTAAGATATAAATGTTAACAGCCTCACCCATTGCTGCGTTAAGCTGTGGGCCATATTCAGGTAAAGTTTCTAAGTAGGCATCTCTCCAATAATATAGGGGAGCTATACCCTTCTTTTCAATACTCTTAGCCATTGCTATTGCTACACCTAAGCGCTTCTGCTCATCTTTGTTAACTGCGCTCTTAGCGAACTTAGTCATCTTGCCAGTGTCTCCCATTGCACGTAATCTAATCTTCTTTAGATTCATCCAATTAAGAATGTCAGGCACCGGAGGCTTAGCTGCACTTGCTGCGAAGCGTGTATCTATTCCTTTGTAGTTACTCTCCTTACCCTGCCTACCATACTCTACCCACTTGCCATAATCAGCTGATGAGTTGAATGAGATAGATGGAGTAGTACCGGTAACATCCATGTCATAATATAGCGAAGCTGCGAGTGTACCTGTAGTATTAGCCTTGCGCTTCTTTCCGTATCTCGTTTGCTGGATACGAATGTTAGAGCGTGCACGATCAGTAACGGTCTCACCAAAATCTAAGAGCACATCATACAGTGCTCCCTGTTCAAACAGCTCAGCTAAAATGCTCATTAAATACTTGTTTTCAGTCGCTTCAATTCTTCAAACATCTCAAGAAGTTGCGCTTCTTTTTGCGCTATCAATTCCTCTTGCGTTGGTTCGTCTACTTCGATGAACTCAACTCTTACAAGTCCGTTGTCATCGTAAATCTCGTTTCTTACTTGTGCCATAATTATTATATTTTATGCTACTGTTAAACCGATTCTTGTAAAAGTGTTTGCAGTTTTAGTATGTGTAGTTCCAAATGGATTAGGAGCAGAACCGAAAGTTGCACTTCTGAATATATTTGTATATTGTGTTAATGTACTATCCACTCCAATTTGATTTTGAGATGCTATTACAACTCCAGAAAATTGCACAGTTGAACTTCCATAAACACCCAACCAATAAGTTGTTCCTGCTGTAAAAGTTTGAGTAGTAGTTGCTGTTTTAACTCCTAATGTTGTAACACTTAAATCCGAACTTTCATAAAGCAAAACATCGGGCAAACCATTGGTGTCGGAATGGGAATAAAGTAAAATTCTATAATTTCCAGTACCTAAAAGTGTTACGTTAATTTTAAAATCAGAAATAGTAAAAGTTTGTGCGGGAATAAATGGTGCTAAATACATAGCATTAGCATTAAGTGAAGAACTTGTAGCGCTTGCGCCAATAGGTATATTTGAGTAAATACCACCGCTTCCAAGTTTTACAGGTGTATTAGCACCACCACTTGCACCACCACCACTATACTGCGGAATATTCAACGTAGCACCCACCAAAGTAGCTGCGCCACTTGTTCCCGTTGTCGTTAAAGTGAGTGTGTCTTGTTTAGCGTTTAATGCCGTTTGCGTTGCACTTGAAACTGGTTTGTTTGCATCGCTTGTGTTGTCAACATTTGCTAAATCTACTGCTGTTTTGTCTAATGTTTGAAACGTCTTATCCCCTCTGTAATACTGCCCTGTTGTTCCTGCCGTAATCGTTGGCTCTACTGCTATATTTCCACTACCCAAAAGAGTAGTGCTATTGACAGTCTTTATATTCGTACCGCTAACGAGTGAATCTTGCTTCCCATTAAACGTTGTCCAATCCGCAGAACTCAATGCACCTCTATTTGTTGCTGATGCAGTTGGAAGGTTAAATGTATGCGTACTTGTTGCCGATGAGATAGCGAAGTCTGTTCCACTTGTTCCTGTTGCAAAGTTCTGCACCTGTGCCGTTAAGCCATTCAATGCAGTAACACCTGTTGAGAAGGTAGTTATTACTTGACAAAGATGACTATTCTCGGTGTGAAGTTTAATTGTTCTGCCTGAATGCGTAACGTATATTCTTATTGCTAATCTATCAGTAGCCGCTAACGTTGTTTGTGGTACTGCTAATGCGCTCATATAGACATCTGTTACCGTTCCGTTAGTGATGCCTTCGGGAGTAGCCGAATTAGACGCTATCAAAGATAAAGTCGTGCCGTTCCACTTGTATAACTCAATATAAAATGAAGGAGTGCCACCGCTACTGGATGCGCTGAAGTATGTTTCAAAGTTCCAGTTACCTGCTGGTATTTCTAACTGATTCGGTACGTTAGCATCTGTGATAAAAGATTGAATGTAACCGTCTGCTGCTATTGTGAAATCTGTTCCTGCTCCTAAAACTGGAGTCCTATCCATTTCCTTAAATGCTACACCGCCAAATGTTCCTTGCGCTACTGATCCGTTGAGGTAAAAAGATAACGAAGCGCCACCGCCTGATGAAGCAGGGAAGTTAGCTAAACTGCCATCGCCTCTCACATATTGCGATACCGTACCTGCGCCTGTAACTGCTAAAGTTCCCGAAGTGGTAACAGGGCTACTCGCTACACTAAATGCTGAAGGCATTGTTAAGCCCACACTTGTAACTGTTCCTCCACTTGAAGGCGCTGAGTTAGTTACTGTGAAGTTAGGATAAGTTCCTGTAACTCCAATACCTGTACCAGCTGTTAATGCTACTACTTGGTCAGGTGCTGTATTCGTTATTGTCTGATTAGGATATGCTCCTGTAATACTTATTCCTGTTCCTGCGCTTGGATTGTATTGAGCAGGTATAACAGGAAATGTAGCTAAGCTACCATCACCTCTGAGATATTGCAGAGTAGTTCCAGTTGGTGTGTTAAACTTACCGTTGAAAATCAACCAATCACTCGAAAGCAAATATCCGTTAGTCGTGCCGTTGGCAGATGACATTGATAGGTTAGGAGTAGCTCCCCCCGTAGATGACATTGGAGCTGTAGCCGTAACAGCCGTAACCGTTCCACCTGAAGGTGCATTGTTGGTAATGGTGAAGTTCGGATATGTACCCGTTACTGCTATACCACTCCCTGCCGTCAAAGCCACTACCTGATCGGGAGCTGAGTTAGTTACCGTAATGCTGCCGCTACTTGTTACCGGGCTACCGCTTACGCTGATTCCTGTGCCTGCCGTTACACCTACACTTGTTACTGTTCCATTGGTTAGCGTTGGCTTGTTAAGAATTTGACTCACCCCACTTGTGCTATTCCAATCTGAATTAACCTGAGCAGCAGGAATAGTAGGCTTATTGAGAATCTGAGCTACTCCACTAACTGCATTCCAATCGCTATTAACTTGGGCCGCTGGTATAGTCGGCTTGTTATCTAAATCTGTATAATCATTGCTAAAGGCAGTAGCTCCTAAATCAGCAGTGTTAGCCTTTAAAGCTATCTCAGCTTGCAGAGCTGCAATGTCATCCACTATAGAAATGATAACAGCGCAATCAGGTAGAGTCTCACAGGTAAGGCCTATGTTATCTATCAGCTGATGCCATCCTTTTACACCTTCAGCATCTGTACCATAGTAATAAGTATTGCCTGGTGTTTCCTCGTCATTAACTAATGAGACATTAAAGCCCTGTTGAGTGATGCTCTTAATGAATGTAAGATAGTTATTTGCTTCGCTTGGTGAATCTGTAGGTGTGTTATAGTTCCAGCTTGCAGGGATAGAGCATGCGCTCCAATCGTAATCTAAATTCAGCTCTACTATTCCTGTTACCCCTGTTAGTGTGTGAGTGTACTGCTCTACAAATGGCTCAGCATTTACCGGGCGAGTAAGCACTACATCTGAGCCGAACATATTGCCCAGGTAAATCTCGTTTATTAAATCTTGAAATATCAGTGAGCAGTCAGTAATACTCTCCGCTTGATAGCCTGTCTTATCTTCCTTATCTCTTGGTAGATCGCTAATGAATATCTCAAAGCTGAAGCTCCGAGTACCTGGTGCGTAGTTAATAGCACGTGGCTTAACGTGCAGCCATGGCCATTCTGCCTCTTTCTCTAAATCGGCTTGGCTAATCTCACCATGTGTAAACCTGCGCAGCTGAAAGTGTCCATCTGCAAACTGTCTGAAACGGTCTACTATTACGTTATATGTGTAGTTAATTGTGCTCATACTTATTAGTGGAATTTAAGATAATTTTTGTTGTAATGCATTTGCGTAATCCATAGCGTAGGTTAAATGGGTAAATATTGTGGATGCTCTTGTGTTGGTTATAGCATCAAACTTAGTTATATCTCTTTCAGCCATCTCCTCAATTACGTGCCACCATTGGTACACGCTTGCTAATGTTTCACCTCTTCTGCTAATTGACTGATCTCCCTCTTCAACATCTCCAGCTCCTGCTCTAAATATTCGGGTGTACTGTTCACTAAATCGCTTCTGAGTGTCGAAAAAAAAAGCAGCGCAGCATTCACATTGGCTAAATTCATCTTCCTCATCTGAGGCACATACTTCATGTGAGTAGTGCTATCATAATCCTCTATCTTGTATTGCAGATTAATCTCAGCCGTTACCGGTCTATAGAGAATGCACATAAGCTCAGGCATCTGATGGGGGAAGTTCTTGCTAAACTCAGATAGATCTAACCACTCTCCAAAGGTCATGCTCTTTAGATCAGGATGAAAGCCGAACTTAACTCCATCTATCTCTATGAACTTCTGAAATATCTTCTCGTCATTCTTTAAGCCTGCTGCATAGGTGCTCACTATCTTATCAATAGTAGGCATATCTATCTTGCGTATGTCATCCCTCTTCAGTCCTGTGATGGCTGCTATCTGAGATATGCTATCTGTACCGGCAGCTATAAAATCTACATAAGTACCCAGTGTCTGATCTGAATACTTAGTGCTTATTATCTTCTCGCTCATAACTTCTCTATTTCTTGTTTAACTTCTTGCCAATGTTTCATAGCTACTTTATTACCACCCCAACAAAGATTTAATATCTCATCTACTGCAATTAAAGCGCTTCGCTTTGCTAATTCGCTATCCCATTGCCCAAGTTCTGAGAATGGTCTTAAATCAAAATTAAACTTATCCACTAAATCTTTAGCCGTTTCTGCTGGTGTCATAGCTTAAATATTTGTACCGTCTATAGTTATGTTAATGCTCTTTATCTCTGTGCTCAGCTCTTGCCTCTCTATGTAACCTCGTTGCTTACCTTGAGTCTTAAGGTAGAAGATAACAGCGCTTGTGTTAGGTGCATCTTTAATAGTTACTACATCACCATCATGGGTTAAGGCTTGGCGCTCTGCTCCCTCCATCAGTTTCTTGAGCTGTGATTCTGCAAAGTCTAAAGCTACATTCTTAAGTGAAACTACAGCAGCGTTATACTCAGCATCATCTTTGAGCCATTCATAGTGAATAGTTCTACTGATCCCCAACTTCTCACAGGCTTCAGTTACGTTACCTAAAGAAGCAGTAAGCGCCTGAAGCATAGCATCTTTTTTCAGCGTTAACTTTTGTACAGGCTCCTCACTCATGCTAACTTATTCTTAAAGTGTGTAATTAATTGCTCCATCTTACTATCATAGTATTTAGCAAAGGTAGTAAATCCCTCACTATCAACCTCATAAACTCTAAACATTATTCCTCTTAATCTTTGTGATGGCTTCTTAAGTGTATCTTCTAACTCTGATTTAAGCGATTCTACTGCATCTAACTCTTCTCTCCTGAAGCTCTCATCTTTAAATGCAAGATAGCCGAACTGATTGGCTGTACCGAACAGTTCAGCAGCCTGTGCTGGTGTGAGCTCGTTAGTGCCGAAGGTAAGTTTAAGAGTCTTATCCTTGCGAGTGCCTACTGATTCTAATTGTGCCGGTATTAATATCATATTTTTGGATTACAATCTAAAAAAACTACAATAATTTTGTATTACGATCCACAATAAAGACAGTCTTCATCCTCTCCACCCTCTCCAGCATTTAGAATCTTCTCACATTCTTTGTCTATCTGCTGATCAGTCCAAGTAGGATTAAACATCTTTACTTGAGCCCTCAAAAAGTTATATTTATTATCATTCATTTATAGTTAAGATTAGTAATATTAGTAATAGTTTAGTAAGATTAGTAATTAGCTTATGCATTATCTGCATATTGATAAGTGTAATTAGCTTGAGCTATTAGCTATAGTTAATTAACATCAACAAAAGAAAAGAAAGAAAAAGAAAAAAGGTAAAAAGAAAAAGAAAGAAAAGAAAAAGCTCCCCCAAGAAAAACAAACTGCCTTACTCTTAAAAGAGTATTTGAGCGTTCCAAGCATTGGTATTTTGCAAGTGTAGTCATTGGTTACTGAGCTTTGA